GCCGTTGGTGCGGGTCTCCCAGCCGGCGGCGTACTCGACCGGCCAGCCCCAGGATGTCAGCAGCTTGGCGACCGCGCGGTACAGCGCCGTGTTCGTGGCGAGGCTCATGATCAGTCGCCCGGCCTTGCCCAGTTGCCCTCGTCCGCCGGCGGGGTGTCGTCGGCGACGTCGGCCGCGTGCTGCGGATCGTACTGCGGCCACTCGGCGACGGTCTCGACGCTGCCGACCGACGGCGAACCGTCCGTCACGGCGCCGGTGCCGACGCTGGTCAGCACCGACACGACCGCAGCCATCCCGGCCACCGACAGGATCTGCAGCCAATCGGCGTCCAGCAGGCCGATGCCGGACGCCGTGAGCAGCGCCGCGGCGGACTGAGCGAAGGTCTTGATAGCGCGCTCCAGGACGGCGAGCGCGAAGGTCTTGGTCCACATGGGATCTCCTCAGGGGAGTGCGAAGACCCCGCCGGGATGGGCGGGGTCGGATGGTTTCTGGTGGATCAGCTCGTCGGGGTGAACCGCTCCTTGATCGCGGTCCAAATGTCCTTGTGAGCCGCCTCGGCGCGCTCCCGGTCCTCCCGGTCTGCGTCGTACAGCCGGCCGATGTCGCGCCGGATGCCGCGGATGTCGGACCCCTGTGCCGCCTGCTGCTGCTCGACCCGCTCCATCGCCTCGCCGAGTGCGTTGACCTTGTCGAGCAGGTGAGTGCCGCTGTTGGTCGTGGTCGTCGTCACCCGGACAGCCTTGGCGTCCGCGGCGGCCGACGTCGCGGTGAGCTGCACGTTGCCCAGCTGAGACTTCATCGCCTGCAGGTCGGCGGTGAGTTTCCGGATCGACACCCAGGCGCCGACCACCACGGTGATGAAGCCGCCGATGGCGGTGATCAGCGCGGTGATCTCGCCGGTGCTCACGAGTCGACCTCGGGGTGATGAGGATGCGCCACGGGACCTCCTAGGGTCACATTCGGCCGACGGCGACCCACTGGACAGTGGTCGCCGTTGTCGATCCCCGGGTGAGCCAGATCTTGACCCCCTCGGCGGTCGGGGATGTCGCCCCCGTCCCCAGGATCAGATCGGGCACCGTCGCCAGCGCCGTGGTGTACACCAGCGGCGTCGAAGCGAACGGGTCCGGGAAGGTGACCGTGGCCGATGTCGGATCGCCCGAGCCGGACGGGGTGATCGACACCACGCCCGACTGGGCGACCATGCCGCCGGCCCCCTGATTCAGCAGGCTCGCCGCGGCGACCTGGCCCGCCACGAAGGACACCGGCGGCAGGAGCGCCAGCCAGTGCAGGTAGGTGTTGACCGTGTTCGTCCGGTAGATCGCGGCGGTGAAGCCGGACGGCCCCGACTTGCCGGCCGCCACCGTCCACCCCTTCAGCGTGCCGCCGGCGACCGTGGATGCCGGGGTCAGGATCACCGTCGGCGCCACGAGGAAGGGCGCCGGGTAGACGACCGCCTTCTCGGTGACCTGATTGGCCACCGGGGTGATCTTCAGCTTTCCGGTGAGCATCACCGGGCCGATCGCCTGATTCATCTGGGCTGCCGTCGGCACGGCCCCATTGGCGAAGGTGAAAGCCATCAGGCTGCCATCCAGGAGACCTCGGTGGGCGTCGCGTTCGATCGCTGCACCCACAGGGTGAATCCGGTGGTGGTCACGCTCGACACGGAGAACCCCTTGACTTCGGTGAAGGGCTGGGACGTGATCGGCGTCACCACCACCTTCGGCGCGGAGGCGAACGGCGTCGGGAAGGTCACGGCCAGCGACGTGTTGGTGTTGGCCACTGGAGTGATCGTCACCTTGCCGGCCTGCATCTGGCCGCCCGCGTACTGGCGGCCATTCAGCCGGCTGGCGTCGACCGGCTCGCCGGCCCTCCACGCTCCCATGCCGCCACGACCGGAGCCGAGCGGGCCTGCCAGGAACCCTGCACCCACCACGCCCTTGACGGCATCCCCCACGACGAAAGCCTTGTCGCGCAAGTCCGCATCGATCACCAGGGCGCGCGTCCACACGCTCGCGCCGATGGTCTCCGTGATCTGGCGCACCATCCCCGTCTGCGACGATGCCGGAAGTTGAGACGGCAGGCCCGGGATCGTGATCCGGGCCGCGACCGTCAGATTCGCGACCGCCGTGACGTCCGGCATCGTGAGCAAGTCGAACTCCGCGGCCGGGATGCCCGGCGCCCCCTGCGATGCACCCACCACCCAGTCGGCGATCGAGCGGCCGATGGCGATCGGCAGCACCCCCGGCAGGTCGATCCCGGAGCGATAGGCCGACTCCTCGGACGCCGTGTAGCTCGACCCATCCGACCACGACATCGAGGCGTCGGTGATGTCGGAGTCCAGCGACACGCCCCACTCGATGCTCGACTCGACCACTCCGGTCGGCGCTGACGCCGCTGCCGGGAAGTAATCGAAGTCCAGCACGCGGACGTCTGGGCCGCCCTCGCAGTAGATCCGCGCCAGCGAGCCCCGGGCATAGGTGCTGATCACGTCGGTGGCCGTCATGCCCTCGGTCTTGACCAGCTCGACCGGGCGATTCGTGCCGGAGACGAGCACCGCCGGTGTCGCCACCCCCGCCCAGGTCAGCACGGTGTCGATCGCGGAGGCCATGGTGTACATGGCGAGCGGCCCGCCCGTCGTCCACCCCGGCGCTGCGGTCGGCACAGCACCGGACCAGATCGCCAGATGCTTGACTTCGCCGGAGTACATGCGGGCCCGCGACGGCGGGTCGGCGATCGAGCCACCCACGGCGACGTAGCTGCCGTCCATCCGGTCGCGATTGCGGCGGGCACCGGTCGTCCCCGACGATCCCAGCTTGACCGTGGTCGCCGTCACCGTCAGCGTCTCCACGCCCGACGACCACGTCCCCGACGTGGTGGACAGCACGCGGTCGACCGCGTCATCCTCCTCGCCGATCGTCTCGACCGCGCTCAGCTTCTTGGTGCTGGTGTCGTACCAGATCCCGATGGCGTACTGGTCCGTACCCACCTGGCAGACGTAGCCGTCCTTGGCGGCCGGACTGATCCACACCGACAGCGACCAGGACGCCGGAAGGTCGACCGTGCCGTCAGCCAGCAGCATCCATCCCTCATCGGATGCCGGGGTGAGGGTCAGGCCGCCAGTGGATTCGGTCTTGAACTGCGTGCCGGCGGACCACCCGATCTCGCCCTTGCTGCCGACCTGGCGGGCCGCCAGGGCCGGCCGCGGGTAGCGCGACTGGTCCGCGGCGGCGGCCGTCTCGGAGTCCGTCAGGGGCCAGTAGCACCAGGGACCCAGCGAGGCGAGCGACTCGACCGTCACCGACCGCAGCGTCTTGAGCGCCGCCATGCCGAAATGGTCGATGGTCGACCAGGTCACCCGGCAGTCGGTGCCGAAAGCATTGCCCCAGCTGAGCACCTCGTCATCCAGGTAGCCGTAGTGGCGCTCCCTCCACACCCCGGCGACCTGCACCGATAGGCGCACCGGACGCCAGCGCACCAGATGCGGGTAGTGCGGCGATGAGGAGCGGTGGGGGGTCAACGCGCCGTCGGTGTTGTCGAGAGTGAAGGTCGCCACGCCGACCATCACCCCGCCGTCCTCGGTGACGCCCGAGGTGACCTGTAGCGGCTGCCCCGACTCCGACCACAGCAGGCGCGACGACACGTCCAGCCATGTCCCGTTGACGCGGTGCTCGAGCTTCACCACGGGGACGCCAGCCATGGGGCCTCCTCAGAATCGGAGCTTGCCGCCTGCACCGCGCGACTTCTTGAGCTTCACCAGCTCGGCCTCGATCGACTGGGCGTAGGCCAGCGGAGCGCCCGGCGGGGCGGTCACCGTGATGTAGGTGTCGCCGCCGCCGGCGCCGCGGCTCTGCGCGACCTTCGAGCGCGACTGGGCATTGGACAGCACCCGGGTGCCGGCCGGCAGCTGCGCCAACTCCGGGCCGTGCTCTCCGACCAGAGCCCACGCGCCGGACGGCGTCGACGGATGCCCAGAGGCGTACATCGACAGTTTCCAGTTTGAGCTGGAAACCTTCCTCACGGCCGCATTCTGCGGACCGGATCGCTTGAGTCCGACACCAACCTTGATGTCCTTCTTCTTCTTTTGCAGGCGCTTGATTTCGGCGTCGATCTTGTCGACACCCTTCGTGTCGCCCTTCGACTTGACCTCAACCCGCTTCTTATTCAGAGCGGCAATCTTCTTGTCGATCGCTGCCATCTTAGACTTGGCCTGACGGTCATTGACCGTCATCTTCGGCGGATCAGACGACAGCTTCTTGCCGGCCTCGATGATCTTGCCCATGCCGGTCGACACGGTGCGCAGCTTCGACGCGGCAGTCTTCGCCCATTCGAAGCCCGGCACATTCCCGAGCGCATCGAGCAGATGGGCGGCACCATCAGCCAGCCACTTGATCGGATACATCAGCATCGTCAGCGCCGGCACGACCACCTTCGTCGCCACCCAGCCGAGACCCTGGAGAGCGATCCCCACCATGTCCCACACGGCCGACGCGGCAGCACCCACCTCGGGGGTGTCGCTCAGCCAGTCCAGGACGCCCTGGCCGGCGTCCACCAGGCCGATGAGGGCCGGCTGGAGCTTCTCGCCCACATTCTCCTGGAGGTCGCCGAAGCTGGCCGCCAGGATCTTCTGCTTGCGCTCCGCATCCGGCAAGCTCTCGGCATAGCCGCCGACCGACTTCTTGAGCGCGCCCATCACCAGGGCGTAATTCTTGACCGGGTCCTTGCCGAGCTTGACATTCACGCCAAGCTCTTTCGTCGCCCGCGCCGAACCCATTAGAGCCTTGCCGAGGACGCCGGCAGCAGCAGGGATGTCCTTGCCGGTGCGCGTCGCATAATCCACCAGGAGTGGTGTCATCTGCTTCATCTGCTGGCCGGTCAGCTTATAGCGGGCGAGCACCGCCTGGCCGGCGGCGATGTCGTCACCGTCAGCGCCAGTCTTGCGCTGGATCTCATCATTCAGCTTCCGCAGCGACTCGATATTCACCGAGGCGACCCGGGGGAAACGCTTGTAGGCGTCCTCCAACTGCTTCTGCGACTTCTCCGCATCGGCGAAAGCAGCCAGCGAATCCTTGCCGAAATCGACCACGGCGGGGATCGCGGCCAGCGCGGCGCCGGCGACACCCAGCATGGCGGCCTTGCCCATGCCGCCGAACTTGGACATGATCCCGCCGGTCTTGCCGGCCTTCCGCCCGACATCGTCGAGGGTCTTGCCGGCCGAGCGGTCCTGGCCGAGCAAGACGAGCTTGAGGGCGGTCTCTGCGGCCATCAGTCCCTACCTCCGCTTTCGCTGCTCGGCTTCCCAGTCGTCGGCGGCGTCCCGGTAGGCCTCCCACTCGTGGCCCGTCAGGCGCCGCACATGCCACGGCAGCAGCCCATACAGGGACGCCAGCAGCGGCAGCCGGGTGAGGATCTGCTCCTCGATCGAGCGAGTGCGCCGACGCCGCCACTCCCCGACAGGGATCACGCGCCGGCGGACTCTTTTCCCTCGGCCTCGTCGTCGAAGAACTCGAGGTCGTCCCACGTCCAGTGGCCGATGCAGTCGCCCAGGTCGACGGTGTCGCCGTCGAGCCGCATCCCCGCCCAGATCGCCACCGACAGGCTGAGCTTGAATTCGGGGTGCGCCTGCTGGGCGCGGGCGTCCGGCTGCGACTGGATCTCGCGCGCCAACGCGAGCAGATCGTCCCAGGTGCGGGCCTCGGTGAACTGGCCGCCCTCGTGGCGCAGCCAGTGCTCCACCTTGATCTGGTCCCGCACCAGGATCTGCCGCAGGTCACCCCACGGCAGCCGGCGTCCGGCCAGCACATATCCGCTGCTCACGTCAGCTCCTTCATCGCGTCGGTCAGGATCTGCTCGAAATTGCGCCGGACGTCCGCCGGCACATCGGCGAACGCGGCCGAATAGGTGCCTTCGGGGACCGGCTGGGACCGCCACACCTTCGGGTTGCCCCACACCGGATGCCGCAGCAGCCCCTTGTTGAGCAGGGTGAATTGCGACTTCCTCCGGTTGCCGACCCAGATGTTGACGCCGGACGCCAGCAGCGCCGTCGACACCGGTGAGCCCGCCAGCCGGGCGGCGAGCCCGCCACGCGACGGCATCGCCTCCGACCCCTGGTCGCGGACATGCTCACCGAGCGGCCTGCCGGCCTCCCTGAGCCGCTTGCGGATCGCCCGCTTCACCGCGGCCGGCGCCGACTTCATTCGCGCCTGGAACCGCTTGTAGTCCGAGACGTCGATGTCCACGGTCAGAGCGCGGCGTCGGCGGTGCGCTGCACGATCATCAGCAGCGGATTCGTGCCATCCTCCAACGCCGTGAAGTTGCACGACATCTTGGGCTTCTCGCCGCTGGGCTTGGGCAACTCGCCCTCCAGCCGGATGCACGGGAGCACGATCTGCAGCGTCTCCAGACCGGTCGACAGCGGGCCCGCGGTGAAGGTCCCGACCAGGGTCAGATCCGAGTCCGCCAGGTGTGCGTCCCGGAAGCCCACCGAGTCGTACTCGACCTCCATCGTGCCCGTGACTTCGGCCTGAGCCGGCACCGGGATGCTCTTCTTGCCCGCGCTCCCCATCAGAAAGCGGGACACGTCGGCGTTGCGGGCGACGTCCACCGACAGTGAGGCGACATTCGCCAGCTGCGCCGAGCCGGACGCGAGCGCTGTCGTCGTCGGCGCCGTGTACGTGCCGCTGTAGAGCGCTGCGCCGGCGAAGGAGAAGAGGCTCGCGTCGGCCGGGTAGCTGGCGGTCGCCAGCGCCACATCGGTCTTGATCTCCCGGGCGTCGATGTCCACCTTGAGCTTGAGCAGGTCGGTGGCATCCATCGCCAGGCCGAAGCTCGGGATCACGCAGCCGAGCGCCGTCAGCGGGTCGACGGTGGTCGACCCGTCCGCATTGAGCCGCGGGACGCCCAGCTGGCCGGTGAACGGCTTGAGCGGGCCGCCCAGGGTGTGCACCACCTGGCGGGTCGAGCCCGACACGACCGTGTTGCTGGGGGTGCCGCCCATGGCCAGGTTGAGCAGCAGGCCGAAACCCTTGCTCAGCACCTCCAGATTGACCGACCCGCCGGCGTCTGCGTTCGGGGTGACGCGGCGATCGCGCCGCGGGCCGAGACGCCCCGGACGCAGCCCCGATCCCTGGACACGATTCGGGCGGTACTCGAAGCCGTCGCCGGCCTGGATCTCGTAGAAGCGGGTGACGGTGACCGCCGTGCCGTAGGTCGACTCGGCGGCGAGCCCGAACTGGGCATCGAGCACGCTGGGCATCAGGACTCCTTCACGGGCTTGCGGTCAGACGGGGCGGGCTCGAAGCCCTGCGTGAGCAGCTGCTCGACGGCGGCGTCCGGCACGTCGACCGGCACGCCAGGCTCGACCCCGTACAGGCCGAGAGTGGGCAGATCCAGCGAGAAAGGCTGGGAGTGGATCAGATGCACGATGGCTCCTCAGATGCGGGCGGTGAAGTCGATGCGGAAAGTCACGACCGCCAGCGCGCCGTCCGCGGTCTGGCCCTGGTCGAAGTCCTGCGACGCGAAGCTCGTGCGCAGCACCCCTGGCACGCCGAGCCGGACGTCCGGGCCGCGCAGCAGGGACTGCACGGCGCCGACGATCCCGAACGCCGCGTCGCGGGCCTCCTTGGGGTCCGCAGAGCCCCGCTGGATGTAGGCGTAGCAGGTGATCGTCCCGGTCTCGTCGCGGCCCGTAGGGGTCGCCAGAGGCCACGTCTGGGTTGATGTGGCGGCAGCGGTCGGCGTCGGCGAATCCGGATCGGTCACGCCGACGTACAGGAAGTCCCCGACCGTCCAGGCCGCAGGCAGGCCGTCGATCACCTCGACACCCTGAGGCTCCAGCACAGCCCGGGCCTGCGCGATCAGCGCATCGAGCAGATCAGGGATCACCGAGGTGCGGACGTCCGTCATGCGAAGCCGCCTTCCCACCGGTGAGGCTCGATCGCCTCCGACACGATGTAGGGCATGGCGTGCGCCGCGCCCCGCTCCGCGTCCTGGCTGCGCGTATTGCCACGCCGCCGCGACCAGACGTGCCGAAACTGGTCCCGGATCGCCTTCGCGACCGCGGTTGGCAGCGCCTCCCAGCCGGCCATGTAGGTGATCGTCGCGACACCATCACGCGGGATGCCGCAGGCGATCGCCCAACCGTCCACGCGGACGCCATCCACCGGCACCTCGACACCGTCCACCGACAGCGCGGTGATCGGCCCGATGTACGGCCCCACCGGCAGCACCGCGACGCCGGCACGCACCACCGCGGTCACGGTCACCGGCGTCGGCTCCAGCGGGCCGACCACCTCGGCGATCTGCCCCTCGGCGGCGTCGATGTCCAGCTGGATGTCCAGATCATCGACGGGGACCGAGCCCGGCCCGCCGTTGATGATCTGGCGAGCCTCGGCGAGGGTGAGGATGCTCATGGGTTCCCCTCTCTCGGGGCCGCGCCGGGGAGCCTGCCCACGCAGGCTCCCCGGCGGCGGGGTCAGTCCGTGGTGGGTGCCTTGCGGCCACGCGGCTTGCTCTGCGCGGCCTTGATCTGCTCATCCACCTGGGATGCGCGGTCGGTGAGACCGCGCACCTCATAGCCGCGCTTCTCTTCCTCCAACGCTGCGACCCAGTTGGCGCGCTGGGTCGCAGCGGCGTCCTTCTCGTCGGACATCAGAAGACCGGGGTGATCAGGCCGGTGCCGGCGATCTTCTGGTGCGAAGCGCCGTAGCGGTCGAGCATGAAGGCGTAGAAGCCGTACACGACCAGGTCGATCGTGAGCTTCTTGATCTGCTCGGCGCGAATGAACAGCGGCGCGGCGGGGTCCTCCCACAGGTGGCACTCCGAGGACGCGACCGTGTAGACCTCGTCCTCGTTGGTGCCCGCGCCCTTGTTGATCGCGATGTTGGCGTCGGTGACGACCTTGGTGCCGTCCGGCAGGTAGCCGCGGACACCCTTGTCGTAGCCGACGCCGAGGGTGACCGCGCCAGCCTGCACCGGGACGCCGCCACCGGAGATCAGCGGCCACGACGTGGTCATCTGGGACGACAGCCACCGCCACCGCCGCGGATGCATCACGGCGTAGTCGACCTCGGCCGCGTTGAGGAAGATCCCCTCTGCGGCACTCATCGCGCCGAGGATCTTCGGGTACAGCTCGGCACCGGTCGGCGACGCGTCGGTGTACGCCACCGTGCCGGCGACGTTCGTCAGGCCGTAGGTCGCGGCATTGAGGAGCTTGCCGTCCATGTTGGTGTGGTACTTCTTGATCAGGTCGGCGAGGGTGACGTCCTCGACGAGCAGTCCGCGCTGCACCGCCTGCCGCGACACGCTCTGCGAGCCGGCCGCGGTGCGGACCGGTGCGGTCACCAGGGTGTCGTCGATGTCGGTCTCGGAGACGGGGTTGTTCTCCGTCGCCTGATCGTCGACGCTGGTGCCGGTGGTGATCCGGGACAGGCTCACGGTCATGCCGGTCTCGGGCAGGGTGTGCTTGCTGCAGATGTCGGCGAACGGCCGGGCGGCGGTGGCCTGGGCGGCGTTGAGTTCGACGAGGTACTGCGGGATGACGTAGCCGGTGAACGCGCCGGTTCCGGCCGCCCGGGCGAGCACTTCGCCGCGCTCGGCGCGCTCCTCGCGCATGTGGTCGTTGAGCCGCTGCTGCGCCTCGTAGTTGCCGACGAACGCCGTGGCGACGTCCGACAAGAAGGTCATGCCGGGCGTGCGGCGCTGGTCGAGGCCGGCGTGGTAGGTGCGCTGCTGGTTCACCTGCACGGTCGGGTTCACGATCCGCTCGGCCTGTGCATCGGCGGGGCCTTCGGAACCGATCGGCGGCAGCACGGTGATCGTGTTCAGCTGGCGCTCCAACTCCTGCTCTTCGGCCAGCTCCTTCAGCAGGCCGTCGAGGCGGGTCCTCATCGGCGCCAGCTCGGCGTCGGTGTTCGCCCGCTCGGTGATGAGCGTCGCCTCGGCGGCGGTGTCGTAGCCGTCGGTGGAGCGCAGTTCGTTGAGCGCTTCGGTCTGGGTGTTCCGGGTGGCGATCAAGGAGTTGATCTGCTCCTGGAGGCGCCGGATGATGTCGGTGAGTCGCATGATGCGGGTCTCGCTTTCTGGGTGCGCAAATGCACCTACGTGGGTTGGTGTTCGGGTTTCGCCAGGCGGTAGGCGGCGACAAAGTCAGGCGCACGGCGCGACCGTCGCCGCGCGCAATCACGCGCGGCTGGTTGTAGGTCTCAGACGGTGATGAGCGTCAGCGGCTCATGCAGGGGTTCGGCAGCCCGGGCGTGGGTGACGACTGGCGCCGCCGGTGGAGTGAGGGTGAAGCGGCCGGCGAGTGCGGCGCGCACATCGTCATCGGAAGCGCCGCGGAGCAGTGACCGCAGGTCGGCTCGCAGCGAGCCCGTCGTGTTCGGATTCGCACCCCAGCCGACGATCGCGACATCGCCGCGGTGAATGTCGACCTCGATGATGCGAAACTCCATGTAGTCGGGCGACCAGGTGCCGCGGACGATCCGGAAGGCGAAACTCATCTCGTCAATGAGTCCCGCGCGGAGCTTCGGCACGATGTACGCCACGTCGGCATCCGCCGGATCCATCCCGTCCGCATCCACCCTCAGCCCGATGTCGTCCTCGGACAGGGCGAGGGTCCCGGTGGTGGTGCGGGCCATTCGGCGCAACTGGTCGTGGCCCAGCACCAGCGGGACATCGAGATCCGCCCGGGCCAGCGAGTTGGCGGCAGCCCCGGCCGACACGACCTCCGTGTACGGCCCGAAGTCGTCCCACATGTTGTAGGGCGTCTCATACACGGACGCATACCCGGTGAACCCAACCCCGCCACCCTGAGTGGCGTCACGCACCTCGAACCGGCACCGGAAAGCCGGGCGGGAAGGGGCGTTGGTCGCCTCGGCGCACCGGCGCTGTGATGGCCGATCGGCCAACTGCCGGATGTGATGCCGGCGGGCCTCAGCGGCCTCCTGACGAGTGATCATGACTGCCTTCCGTTCGGGGTGGCTATGTTCTTCGCGCCGAACAAACGATCGAATTCGGCATAGTCGTCTTCGGTGTAGCGCGGCTGGTCTTCCAGAGCGCGCAGCTCGGACGGGGTGCGCTGCCGGGACTCGATCTGCACCTTCATCAGGTCGGCACGGGCTGCCGGGTCCATCGCCAAGAACGCGGAGCGGTTGAGCCGGACGAAGTGAGGCTTCGGGGTGAGCGCGGACAGCGACGTGTCGGTCGCAGCCAACTCGGGCCCCATCCTGGTCACCAAGAAATCGAGGTTCTTCTGCGTGATGTTCTGGTATGTGAGGCTTGCGCCCCCCTGCACTGCTACATCAATCAGCGACGCCGAGACATTCATAAACCGACACAACTCGACATCGCCGTAACCCATCTGGTCAATAAAACCAGCCTCGACGCCCCGGGCCGTGATCGGTGTGAACGTCCAGTCCGATCCAGTAACCAGCAGGCCACCATTCTCCTGCGTCTCCGAAAACCTCGCCTTGATATTCGCTGACTGCACGGGATTCAGCGTCCGCGCCACGTTCTTCATGTGGCCGCCGGGCGTCGGAGACGCCCCAAACCATTCGTTTGCGAACTGGCGGGCCTTCGCCGACGTCTCGATCGCCAGCATGGCGTAGGCGATCGGCGACAGTCCGTGCGGCACCCCTGCAATCAGGTTCGCCCGGTCATGCCACACCCGATCCGCCGGGTACACGGTCTTCCCGAACTTGTACTCGACGATCCGGCGCCGCTTCACCTTCAGCGACACATCTTCGGCGGGCACCAACTGGATAGAGGACGGCAGGCCAGCCGCGTTCACCTGGGTAATCTCGCCGAAACAGTTCCCCCACTGCTGCAGCGACATTCGCCGCGCATAGATCCATTCGGCGATCGAGTCGAAATGACCATCGGCATACTCCGACGGATACACGAGGACGGGCGGGGTGGCCACCGGCACTTTGATGCCGTCCCGCACCCGGTACGCGTCCACCGGCATCATCGACTCGACCGCAGCATGCAGACTGGACGCTGCCCAGATCACCGACTGGCGCATCGCCATCGACGTAGTCACACCGCCCGACGAGGCTGCCCGCGACGGGATCTGACTCTCCAGGGTTGCATCACGGCGGCTGCGGCGGAACAGGCTCACGACCCACCGCCCCTCGCTCGATCCATCAGCGCCGACACAACCAGCAACCCGACACCCGCGACGGCGAGCGCCGCCGGCCACTCCCAGCCCGGAAGCAGTACCGCCACCGCCCACGAGGCCGCCACAACCAGCAGCAGCGCCCCAACCAGCTCGACCACGTCACCGACGCTCATCCGACCGAATCCTCCACGTCGTAGTCGGCGTCATCCGCCACCGCGAAAGCCACCGTGGCCGCCACCAGGAGCGTGATGTCACTGGACGACTTGACCCGTCCCCACACCCACAGGCCCTCATCGGCGGCGCGCTTCGCCCCCGCCGGCACATGCTTGTCCAACTCGGCCTGACCCAGATGGGCGACCCTCTTCGAGGCAACGGCGGCGGCGAAGTTCACGCATCCCCGCGCATATGCCGCACGCTCCATCACGTGCACCACACAACCGCCGGTCTCCAGCCGGGGACGGATAGCGTCAGCGGCAGAGCCCGGCGCCATCCACACCGTGGCCTGCGCCGACGTGAGCAACTCGATCGCCCACTCGACACCCTCCCGGTAGTCCAGCAGAGTCGCACCGTCCGACGTCACCTCGACACCGACCCGGCCATCAGCCGTCAAACCGGCCGCAACGATCCCGGAGTGCGTCAACATCGGCGACACATCCAGCGCCATCACAGGCACACCGACGATGATCGCCGCCGGATCCTTGCACCGAGCCCAGTCGGCCGACGAGATCACGCCATCCTTGGCGTGCGCCTCATCCCACATGCCCAGCCGCTCCCGCAAGAAGCCGGCCAGGTCCAGATCCTCACGCTCGCCCTTGATGACGTCCATCTGGAGCGCGCCCGGACGCGACATCCCCAGGCTCGGATTCGCATGGTGCAGGCACCGCTTGCTGTCCGGATCAACCTTGTCCGGATCTGCCGACCACTCATGCCAGCACCGCTTCGGAGCCCGCCGAGTCAGACACGAATGCCTGACTCGCTTAAACACGACACCCGACACCTTCGGGCCTGGCGGGGTGCCCGTGTAGACCACCTGCGCATTGCCGAGCGGAGCAGCCGAAATGGCGGGCCGGATCGCCTCCAGCTCCTCCTCGGTCAGATGCTGCGCCTCGTCCAGGATCAGGACATCGACGGTGAACCCTCGACCGGACCCGTTCGAGCGGGCCACGAACTCGACCGATCCTCCGGTCGAGAGGAAGATCGCCTCCTGCCCGTTCGTCAACCGAATCTCGGTGACGAGGGCATTGAGCTCGGGGAAGCGGGCGTTCGGGTCGTTGACCTGCTTGCCGAAAAAGTATTGGAGGCGCTTGAACGCCTTCTTGGTCGTCTTTACCTCGTGCGCGGCATGCAGGAAGCTCTCACCCAGCACCACCATGCCGAACAGTTCGCGAGCCTCAATGATCGCGTTTTTGCCGTTCTGGCGCGGCACCGACAAGCCCGCCGTCTTGCACGTGTACTTGCCACGGACCGCCAGCGACACCCAGTCGCGGACCCCCAGCCAATCCCGCAGAACCAACCGCTGCCACGGGTCCAACACCAAACCGAAGGCTGCCGCGAAGTCCGCCGCCTCATCGCCAAGCGACCAAGGCCGCCTCGGGGCAAAGTGGATCCTAGGAGCCTGCGCCACCTCCGTTAGCGAGACGCGACGTGAAGTCGACAACCACACCACCCCCGCCCGACGCTGCACCGCCCGCCGGCATGGGCTTCGACGACGGGTCCAACTCCTCGATCTGCTTCACCACGTCAGACAGGAGTCGTCCCAGGGACGCATAGTTCTGATCCGACTCGCAATCGACCATCCGGTCCAAGATGCCCTCGCGGAGTTCCCGCAGATCATCGAGACGAGACACGACGAATCCGCAACCTGGGTACCCACGCACGCATCTCCGCCTGAGCTTTCCGCTGAACCTCAAGCGCGGGATGCGGCACCGGGCGACCCTTCTCGTCCGCCACCACAATCCCCTCGGACGCCACACGAGCGCCCGCCTCGCGTTCGATCGAAACCTGACCGCAATACGAGTCGAATCCGGGGACCTCGACATAACCGGCCGCCAACAGCTCACTCTTAACCGCCTGCACTTCGGCAGGAAGCTCAGACACCGACCCTCACCCCCCGA